CTTTTAATATTAGATGAGGCTGCTTTTATCGATAAGATTGATACAATATGGACTGCCGCTCAACAGACATTAGCCACTGGTGGTCGATGTATTGGTATATCAACACCTAATGGTGTAGGTAATTGGTTTCACAAAACTTGGATGGATGCTAAAGACGGAATAAACAATTTTAATACAATTAAACTCCATTGGACAGACCATCCTGATAGAGATCAAAATTGGAGAGATGAACAAGATAAGATTTTAGGACCAAGTAAAGCTGCTCAAGAATGTGATGCTGACTTTTTAAGTTCTGGTCGTTCTGTTGTTGATCCTCTTATTTTAGGTTGGTATAAAGATAATATGTGTTGTGAACCTACAGAGAAAAGTGGGTTTGATAGAAACTTATGGATATGGGGATATCCAGATTATGCTAAAAAATACTTGGTTAGTGCTGATGTTGCTCGAGGAGATGGAACTGATTACAGCACTGCTCAAGTATTTGATATAGAAGAAATGGAACAAGTAGCAGAATACAAAGGTCAGTTAGGAACAACCGAGTTTGGAAACTTTTTAATTGAGTTAGCTACAAAATATAACGATGCTTTACTTGTTGTTGAAAACAATAACATAGGTTGGGCTACATTACAAACAATTATTGATAGGGGATATGAAAATCTTTTTTATCAAGAAAAAAATCATCTTATTGTAGATGAAGATATTCAACATACAAACAGATATAGACAAATAGATAGAAACAAGATACCAGGTTTTACAACAACTATGAAATCAAAACCTTTAATTGTTGCTAAGATGGAAGAATATACACGAGAAAAAATGGTAAAGATAAAATCAACTCGTTTAATTGATGAACTTTTTGTATTTATATATAAGAATAGTAAAACTGAAGCATTAGAAGGATATAACGATGATCTCGTTATGTCTTATTCTATTTTATTATGGATTAGAGATACTGCGATTCGTATTCAATCAGAAAGAGGTGAATTTCAGAGTACGTTAGTTGGTGCAATTGGTAACCTAAATGGTAACTCATCGGTGATGACATCAAACAATGTTCCAAAAGATAATCCATATAAAATGAAACTTAATAACGGCGAAGAAGAAGATTTATCTTGGCTATTGGGGTAAAACATGGCAGACAATTTATTTACACGACTTGGTAGATTATTTCAATCTAACGTAATCATCAGAAAGGCTGATGATAATCGGTTGGTGGTAAAGGATTTAGACTTTTCACAGACAAGTTTAACAACAAATTTTATTGACCGATATAGTCGGATGATACAAAACAACTACTCAAATCCATATGCAGCTGCTCAAAATAGAAGAGCTGCATATGAGATTCAAAAACATGACTTGTTTAAAGATTATGAGTTGATGGATCAAGACCCGATTATTGCTTCTGCTCTTGACATATATTCAGACGAATCAACAGTTGACAATATTGAAGGGGAAATCCTTAAAATTAAAAGTGAGAACAATCAAGTTCAAAAGATTTTACATAACTTATTTTATGATGTTATAAACATTGAATTTAACTTATGGAGTTGGATTCGTAACATGACTAAATACGGAGATTTTTATCTTCAGTTAGATATTGTTGATAAATACGGAGTGGTAAATGTAAAACCTATTTCTGCTTATGATATTACAAGGTTAGAAGACCATGATCCTAATAATCCACAACTAATTCAATTTGAAGTTGAGGATAATAAAAAAGAAATTAAAGAAAACTATGAGATAGCACATTTTAGAGTGTTATCGGACACAAACTTCTTACCCTACGGCCGTTCTATGTTAGAGGGTGGTAGAAAAGTATTTAAGCAATTAACTCTAATGGAAGATGCTATGTTAATTCATAGAATCATGAGAGCACCTGAAAAAAGAGTGTTTAAAATTGATGTTGGAAACATACCACCAAGAGAAGTTGAACAGTTTATGCAAAAAATCATCAATAAGATGAAGAAAACTCCTGTTATTGATCAAAAAACAGGTGATTATAATTTAAAATACAATGTAGAGTCTGTTACTGAAGATTTCTTTCTACCTGTTCGTGGTGGAGATAGTGGAACACAGATAGATACACTACAAGGTCTTTCTAATAACGACCAAATAGACGATATCGAGTACCTAAGAAACAAGTTAATGGCTAGTTTAAGAATACCAAAGGCTTTCTTAGGATATGAAGAAGGTCTAAGTGGTGGTAAAGCTACATTGGCTGCTGAGGATGTTCGTTTTGCTAGAACAATAGAAAGATTACAAAAGATTATTGTAAGTGAGTTAACAAAGATTGGTATAGTTCATTTATATTCACAAGGATTTACCGATTCAGATTTAATTGACTTTAGTTTAGAATTACAAAATCCATCTATGATTCACGAACAAGAAAAACTTGAATTGATGAATCAACAAGTTGAATTAGCAGAAAAAGCTATGGAAACAAAACTATTTTCACGAGAGTGGATTTACGATAACATATTCGATTTTTCAGATGAGAAAAAGAAAGTGTTATTTGATGGTATTGTAGAGGATACAAAACAAAAGTATAGATTTGAGCAGATTGAAAGTGAAGGACAAGATCCTGCTACACAAGATGTACAACCAGATGAAGATGATGAAGAAATGGCAAGAACAGGTGATTGGGGTGGTAGTAAGAAAGATCCATTTAAAGATAGAGACACGATGAAAGATAAATATGGTCATGAAAGTTTAAAAGATACTGACCGATCTTACGGAAAAAGAGAGTTTAAAGGTAAATCGCCACTTGCTACATCAAAAGCTAGTACTGTAATGGCTAGAGAGGGTATATTAGACCAATTAAAAATAAAATTTCCTAAAAATAAATCATCAATGTTGAATGAAGATAACATAATAAAAGAGTAATTACGTACTTTATCTAAATTCTGTTATATTTATATATGAATAATTGTATCAAAATACTTTGGAAAATATTATATGAGCAAATTTAAACATAGTAAATTAAGAAACACAGGACTACTATTTGAGTTCTTATTGAGACAAGTAACAGTAGATGTGTTGAATAAAAAGAAAGAGTCACCAGCTCTTAAAATCATTAAAAAACAATTTAATGAACATACCGAGTTGGGTAAGGAGTTGGCTTTATACAGTTTAATAATGACTAAGAAATTTAAATCAGATAAGAAAGCTGATTTTTTCTTATCGGAAGTAATTAAACAAAGAGGACTTTTAAATAACGCTCTTTTAAGAAGAGAGAAATACAATACTATTGCTGCTATAAAAGAATCTTACGATGTAAATCAACTCTTTAGTTCAAAACTTCCAGATTATAAAATATTTGCTTCTACATATAAGTTGTTTGAAGGCATCAATGAAATGAGTGCTGACGAGAAAACTGAAAGTTACTTTATTATTGTAGAGAATGTAACTACACTAGGGCATAAAAAAGAAAAGTCATATGTACCAGAAGAGTTTAAAGATAAGGATTTAAGAATACTTTCTTACAAAACACTTTTAGAGAAGTTCAATAACAAATATACTAATCTTACAGATCAACAAAAGAAAGTTCTTAAAGAATACATTAGTAATATTTCCAATACAAATAACTTTTCTGCATTTGTAGAAACTCAAATACCAAAACTTAAAACTAAATTAAATTCCAAAGTAAAGAAAGTAAAGGATAAGGTATTAAAAATAAAGTTACAAGAAGCAATTAATTGTGCTGATAAATTCTGTTTAAATGAATCAAAACAAACTGATGATAATTCAGTTGTTCAACTTTTGAGATACTATGAACTTGACAAAGAACTCAGTAAAATTTAATTCACTAGTCAAAGAGCTAGCAAGTACTTTATTTAAGAAGAAGTTAAAAGAAATAACTACTACTGCTAGTGTTGATGGGTACAACACACCAAAAGCTTTTGGTAAGATGAAAAAGAAAAGAAAAAAAAATATTGAAAAACAAACAGGATACAAATTTATAGATGAAGATGTATCAAAGCAAGATTTAGATAAAATTAAAAAACAAATAAGAAAAGAAGTCTCGGATATTCTTTTTGATATTTGGGTAAAACGAAGCTCTTGGGGAGGCAGATAAATGTCAAGGTACGAAGCAGATCCTAATAATAATAAAAAATCACAACCAAAGGCAATACCGGTAAGTGCATATGGTAGGTCAATAAATCCAGGCGATGGAGTTATTACTGATAGACCTAATTATATAATCGTTAATGAAACTGGAAGTTATGCTTTTGCTTACCAATCCGGTAGTATAACTACTTATGTAACCGGTTCAAAAATAAAAAACATTTCTTCTGGTCCTATTCGTCTTGATATTAATCCAGTTGCTTGGAGACAAACAAGTACTGTTGGAGACATAGGTGATGTAACTTTTGTATACACAGGAAACGTAGGGTAAAATAATGAATAAACAATTATTAGTAGAGGTTAGACCTTTTGAAATATCAAGAAATAAAATAGATGAATCTATAAAAGAAAACGATGGTCGTTTAATCGTAAAAGGTGTTTTGCAAAGAGCAGAAGCTAAAAATCAAAATGGTAGAGTATATCCAAGAGAAGTTCTTTTAAAAGAAGTTTCCAAATACCTAGCAGAACAAGTAACAGAAAGAAGAGCATTAGGTGAGTTAGACCATCCTGATTCTGCTGTTGTTAATTTAAACAATGCTTCACATAATATTATTGAGATGCATTGGGATGGTGATGATTTGTTAGGAACTGTAGAAGTTCTATCAACACCTGCTGGAAACATCTTAAAAGAATTATTTAAATCAGGTATAAAACTTGGTATCTCTTCAAGAGGATTAGGTTCAGTAGAACCAATGCAAGAAGCAGACACCGTTCAAGTTCAACCTGACTTTGAACTTATTGCTTTTGACTTTGTATCAAATCCATCTACACATGGTGCTTTTATGAGACCTGTTAATGAAGGTGTAGAACAACCAAAAGCTGAAAACAAAATTGAGTCTATTATCAACTCAATCATGAGGGGATAGTAATGAAAAAACATATATTACAAGAAAATTACGAAAGATTTTTTGGAAATAATTCATTGAATGAATACTCAATATCTGATTCTGATAATCTGTGGGATTCAAATGGAGTGGAGGATAGGCAAGCCATTATGAAGGCATTGAAGAAAGATAAAAAAATTATGAAAAAGATTGGACCAAAACCATATTGGGATGATCTTGATCTTGTAGCAGATAACGATGACGGTGATACTGTTGTTTCACTTCGTAGAAATATGACTTTAAAAGATTTAAAAAAAGCTATATTAAAGTTTCGTGGTTAAGTGATGCCATCTAAAGCAGTAATCAACTCTATAATGAGGGGATAATAATGCCATCGGTTTCCAAAAAACAACAAAAGTTTATGGGAATAGTTCGGTCAATCCAAAAGGGTGAACAACCCGCTAGTAAGTTTTCCAAAGATGCTCAAGATGCTGCTAAGTCTATGAAGAAGAGTAGTGTAAAGAAGTATGCAAAAACAGATCACGATGATTTACCTGCAAAGGTTAGTGAAAATACTAAAGCAGAATTGTATAAGATGTATGCAAAGGCTATGAAGATAATGCCTGGTAGCCCTAGTCAAAAAGCACTTATAAAGAAGATTGATGCTTTACGAAAG